CGCTCATGTTCGGGGCGGTATTCTACCATAACTTCTGTAAGTTCGTAATTCATATCCGTTTTTACACGGAGAGCGGCATCTTCTTTATCCTTAGTGACTTCGCCAAGAATCTTAGTTTTAACAGGACCAGCGGCGGGGAACGTCTCACTCATAGCTTCCGCTTGGAACCGGATAGCCGCTTCGGCAAGGATATTAGAGTAGACTCCGCAGGCATTTTCCCAAGGCTCGACTCGTTCCTCGTAGTTAAATCCTACGACATCAAGGCCCTTTACATAGCTATCAGCCCAGTCACGACGAGCGGCCATATCACCTTCGATAGCTTCACACAGGTCGCTGGAGATTTCTTGTAGCTGTTTGTCATCGAGATACTCAGCGAGGTTTGCGTCGAATGGCGCCATATCCGCGTCTTCGACTTCTTCCCCAAAGCTAATCTCAACGCTGCCGTCTTCAAGCTCTACCATCACGGGCAGGTCTTCGTCAGAAACAACTTCAATACCCACCATGGCGTCAGGGGTCATCTCTTCGCCCATCTCCCCCATTAGCTCCCCGTCAATGCCTTCGGGCATTCCGTACAAACCTTTCTCGATAGCCATCTAAATATCCTCTTGACCCCACTTCCCTATCGGGCACTGGGCTTTTGTAAAAAACACTTTAATGGGCATTATGCACCCGCATTTCTTACACTGGTTAATTTTCTGCCTGAACTCTGGGCACTCCGCGCACACGTTTAGTCTTCTGCCCGCCATCTGTTTAACTTCAGGCGAAAACAAACGGAAATTCTTTCTTATCCAACTTTCGGACTTAGGGTCTATCTTATCCATTAGTAATATCCACCGCGTCGTCTGTAGAGAGGCTCTTCTTGAACCTCATCTGTCGGTAGTGTGATAAATCCGCCCTGCCTAAACCGCATAAGCGCCATAACTGTTGAGTCGACCAAATCGTCGTGAGACATGAATGGAAAGCCAGCGACCTCCTCCACAACTTCCTCTGCCCACCTTGTCTGTGGGACCCAAACTAAACCCGACATTACTATATCAGCAACTGAGTTCAAACGTGCAGTTTTATCTCCAGAACCTCTATGTGGTGTATATTCTTGCACGATCAGACCCATTCTGCGAAGTTCTTGATACAACGCTGTACCACTACTCTTTTTCTCCACAATAAACGCGTCTGGCTCCCACTCGTTGTACAGGTCTAAAGAGAGCTGCTTTAACTCGGGAAACTCCACCCGCTGCTTAACAGAGTTGAGCAAGATTATATTATACCCCTCGCTCCCCCCTAGGGACTCATCCGACACACCGCCCTCATTGTAGAAAACACCCCAGATGGTAATCGCCGTGAAGTCAGCCCTGTTATGTTTCTCGGCTGCGGCGTCCAACGACATAATCACATACTCGCACTTCGGCGGGTCTTCGTGTGGCCATTGCTTCCACCACTCGCGCTTAACCAGCGCTGCTTCTTCTGCCGTAGGTTTCTGTTGGTACTGCGCGTTCCACTGGAACAGCGGCATTGAGGCTTTGGTACGGTGTAGGGCTTTAAGGTCGAAGAACTCAGGCCACAGGGGTTTCTCTTTTATTATGGTCGTCTCGTTCTCGCCGCTACCTACCTTCTGTTCAATCTCCAGAATCGCAGGGAACTCTACCACCTCGTATTTGTCGGCCATGTCGTTCATGGTCATATCACGCACCACGCGACCCGTTAGATCATCCAAGTGCCACCTAGTCTGAATAATAGCGACGCGGCCACCGGGCATTAAACGAGTACGCGCTCCGTAGGTGAACCATTCGTAAGCCTTTTCAAATACATCGAAGTTCCCGTTAATAACGTCTTGTTCTGAGTGCGGGTCATCTACGAGAAGCAAGTGGGCACCACGACCAGCAATCGACGATCCAATACCACAGGCGTAGTACTCGCCGCCCAGATTAGTATTCCAACGCCCTGCCGACTTTGAATCCGACGCTAGCGCGACGTTTGGGAAAATCTTCTGATACTGAGGGCTAGAAATTAGGTTCCTCACCTTACGACCAAAATCCACAGCGAGGTCTGTAGTGTGGGAGACCATCATCACCTTCATTGTCGGGTTGCGCCCCAAGAACCACGCTGGAAAATAAATAGAAACTAGCTGTGACTTGCCGTGGCGTGGGGGGATGTTTACACAAATACGATCCTTTCCCTCGTCTCCCTCCGGCCCGTCCTCTCTTTCTGCGCCGTCTGCGTCCAAAACCCCCTTCTCGATCTGCATCAATAGGTTGGCTAGGATGCGGTGGTGTTTTCCTACTTTATAGTCGGCCTGCATGTAGCAGCAAAAATCAATCAGGTCTAGCTGCGCGGCCTCGATCTTGGTCTGTTCCTCTAAGCTATCTAGCAGCTTGTTGATTTCGGCCTGTTCTTCGGGGCTATAGGTGTCTAGGTTGTCCAGCATGAGCTGGATGTCTTCGTAAGTAAACGGAACTGTAGTATCTATCACGGCGTTAGGCATCGTCGTACTCTGCCTCTTCGCTTTCTTCTTCGTCTTCCGCAGCTTCATACACCCCATCGGCGTTTTGCTTGAGGGTTTTCAGTTTTTCTAGCTTCTCGCGTAGCTTTTCTTGGACATCTCCGCTGTTTTGGTGGGTAACAGTCAGTTCTTTGCGCTCTGTGAACAACCCAACGTCTGTAATCTTGCCCAGTAGCTCCAAAGCCCGCAGTCTGACACGAGGATCGGCGTTTTCTGTCTCCAGTATCAGCTTGTTTGTAACCAAATTGCGTATTTCAGCGGCGTGAGTAGCTACGATCTGGCCAAATTCTTTAAGAATATCACTGGTTTGCACAAGGACCGCAGGCGTCAGGGTACTAGCACGGTTGTTGTTTACCGTCTTCGATACCTTTTCGGGGTCTTTGGCGTAGGAGGCAACTAGGGTAGCGGCTATTTCTTTGTCTTCATCGTCTGGAGTAAGGTCTAAGCCATGCTCTTCGAGCATTCTAGCGGTGTTACACGCAGCTTCCGCGCGGGCGCGCAGTTCCATATATGAGTAATCTGGAGGTATTTCTACCCCGAAATCAGGACTGACGATCAAAGTCATCTAGTTTTTACCTACATGCAAGCCTTTAGGGGGCCGAGTGAGCGCAGTATACAACAAAAAATTTGTTTAGCAACAGTAGGTTGGGACTCCTATGGGGGGCCTTTTTATATATTAGAGGGGTGGGGGGTCGGCTGAGGCAAAAAATAAACTTAGGGGTACCCGGGCTTAAGTGCACTAAAACCAAAATAGTTACTCATCATTCGTGCAAATTAGTATAGATATACAAGCTAGGAGTCCCTTGTGAGCTAATGCCCTCCCCCCTAGGGGGTGGGGTGCGGCGCTGGGCGATTTTAGGCGTTTTAGGCGCTGAGTTCTCAACCAATGACAGCAAAGCTGTCGATGACAGCACAAAAGTTCACGAAACGATACAAAAGTTCAGCAAAGTATATATGCGGCGCTATACTTAAAAGTGTCGGTAAGACAACGACATCAATTAACTAAAAGGAATATATCATGACACAAGTAACTGTAAGTAAGACTGGAATCGCCGCTGAGATGGACGCGCTAGCTAAGGCTATCGAAGCTAAATGCTGTCTTGATCTGCTAGACAAGGCGCTAGAAAGCCAGAACAAGGCTGATAAGACTCGTAAGGAGTGGATACTAGGAATCCACAATGCGGGCATGACAAGCGTTGATCTAGCGGATAACAAGCGTCCTGAGCGGAACATCATTCACGCTCAATTCGGCTTGAAGCGCCTAACTGGACGCGAGGCGCTGCTATATAAAATATCCACGGCGGACGCTAAGGATATGCCCGAAACGGATAAAGACCTTCGTGCTAAACTACGCAAGCGCGGTGATACTTTCATACGCGATGTTATCGCTGAACTGAAAGTTCTAGAGGATCCGACACTGGCCAGCGACACTGGTAACGGCGCGAATTCTAGCGGTAAAGAGAAATACGATCTGGTCACCATAGCGATGGCTGCGGTGCACACAGTCGAGCGCCGCCTAGACGAGCAACGCCAGAAAGATGAAGGATTGGATAACACTGGCAATGCGCTACTCGCTGCTTTCACGCAGCTAAAAGATACACTACGCGCCGACAATCCAGTGCTCAAGTCCGCCTTTGACAAGTTCTCTAGAGGCGAACTAATCGGGAAAGTATCTGTCACTAAAAAGAAGTAAACCTACCGCCGCCCTTCGGGGCGGCACCTATAACGGAGTAATGAGTATGATTAAACCTAGAACGATATTTAAGTACTGGCGCGCTGATGAAGTCGCTGAGTGTATGGAGGGAATACCTACGGAATTACGCGATAGGCTCTGGAACGATATTGTCCCTCTTCAAAGCGATGAATTCCAAGAAACTCCTGAAGCTGGTTTTGAAGCTCTCGCTAATTACTGGCACCTTCTCTCCGAGACCGATCAGGCATTGTTGAACGAAGCGGATTACTTTAATGAATTACATATAAGCGGACAATCCGTCTGTCTTATTTAACCTACCGCCGCCCGCAAGGGCGGCACCTATAACGGAGTAATGAGCATGAAGAACGTAGAAGAATTGTTTGAAATTAAACTTGCCACGCGAGTCAGATACACTGCCGAGAGTGCTATGCACGTGCATAACGAGGCTCTCGGTCTGGTAAAAGATTTAGAACGTCTTGATAAATTTGTAGCCGATTTCTGCTATAGGGATGAAGAGGGACCTCGTCAAAGTAATCGGTACTATCGGGACACGTTTAACCGTGACGAGTCTGAAACCATCCTTGGAATAGTAGCGCCTAAGCAAGTCAATATAGCTAAAAGATTAGAACGATATTTAAGTAAGTATTCTTAAATACTACAGGGGAGGGGAGCGCAAGCTCCCCAAACCCATTGATACC